TTTTTTTTTTTTTTAATGATACGGCGACCACCGAGATCTACACTCTTTCCCTACACGACGCTCTTCCGATCTCCTTCGCCATACATTAAATAATCATAATTCACATTGTATTCACGACAGATAGAAATTGCCATCTGATCAGTTAAGTTGTTCACACCTTTTTCGATTCTGGAAATAGTGGTTTTTGTTACACCTAACTTTTCCCCGAACTTTTCAAGAGTTAAACCAAGTGATTTTCGCACTTCGTTGACGCGTTCGCCATTTGTCATATTTATTCCACCTTTCTGTATATTTGCTTTTCTGATTGTAGAATAACACGACAGCAAGCAAAGGTCAATAAAAAAGTTACCGTAAGCAACAAAAAACTGTTGACAAAGTGACTGTAAGCATCTATACTGTAACTGTAAGCAACAGAAGAAAGCAGGAAAGAACGGATGAAGCGAGAGGGCGGCACGCAAGTGACATGGCGGTCAGGCTGTAGGATAACAGACAGAGCGTGTGCAGAATAAACATGATCCGTCAAAGTAGTTGAAGAAAGCAGGAACATCAGGGCAAGAAAGCACAGTGTACCGCACTATTTGAAGAAAGCGGATAGGTTGAGCCAAACAACACTTTACCCCTAAAACAAGAAGATGTTAAGCGGAAGAATCAATCGCGCGAGATGACACAGCACTTTTGTTTCTTACACAAAAAAGGACAAGAAGGGAGCAGAAAACATGAACATGATCGCGACAGTAGCAACAAAGGAAAAAGCGTGGCAGCTTGCAGACAAACTTTTCCCAACAGATTACAGCAGAAACGAACCTGACAGCCTTCGCGCTGGCTATCCAATATTTAACACAACATCAACAGACAGCAAATACAAAGGCTTCCACATATCAGACCTGAACGCAGCACTTGAATTGAATATGGGAGCAGAAACAATCAGGATCAATATTTCAGAATATGAAACAAAGCCAGCACTTGAAAAAGCGGACAAAACAGTGGATCGAGAAGCAGAGATCAAGGACAACTTCGACAAGCTGCTTCAGTATGTGAGCGACAAAAGAAAGTCAGCAGAACTTCACGAAAGACAGAAATACAACTATTACTGTGACAGACAGGCTGGTTGCTGGAACTGGACGAAGGAACAGGATGAAGCATATCAGAAGGAATGGGACGACATCATCGTTCAGATGCACGCATTGAAAGACCTTGAAAACGCGATGAACCTTGCAAGAACCAAAGGGATCATATAAACATCACAGAACGAAGGGAGGAAACAACATGGCAGCAGTTACGAACGAAAAGAAAAACCTGAACAGCCAGACCGAAGATGTCAGCGAATTTATTATGCTGCTGAAGCAGATGTCTGACAGCGACAGAATGGTCATCAAAGGGATGATGATGTGGGCGGCAGGAGAAAACAGACCAGTGAAAACAGCCTAAAAGGGCATAGGATGTCCCCGATCAGGAATGGTCGGGGAGTAAATGAAAGGAAAGTACAACATGAACACGAAACAGAATTTATTCACAGAAGAAGAACTGGCGAAGGTTACGGATGAAGCAGAAAGAAAGCACCTGATCGAGTGTGCGCAGGATCAGTCAAAGATTGATATGAAGTACATGGAGATCATGAGCAAATATGACTTGTGGGAAAAAGGGAAGCGCAGCAGATACTTCCACGCAACAACACATGAAAATGCAAAAAAGATCATGCAGGACGGAGTGATCCGAAAAGGAATAGACGGCGGCGTGTATATCTGCAAACAGCCACTTGAAGCAGCACGATTTGTTGCGATCCGCGGACATGAAACAGGAACGATCTTTGAAGTCGAACTGGAAGAAAGGAAGGTTGTGGAAGCACACGATCACAACGAAGCCTTCTTCGGTTGCAAAGCATATATGTACATGGATGACATACCGACACAGAAGATTGTGAAAATATCAAGATATTCAACAGAGCAGGAGGACGACAAGGAATGACACTGCAAGAATACGAAGCGCAAGGCGGCTGCGAAGGCTGCTACTTCTACGGAACAATAGACGTGGACGGAAGAAAAGGCTGTACATTCCACTGGTTTGACGATGAATCGGAAGACTGGGAATACAGCAAGAATTGTGACGAAATATCAGACTGACAGCCGAAACAGGGCGCAAGCCCTGTCGATGAAGGATGGCAACCTTCATCCTGACGATGGCAAGCTGAAAGCCAGTCGGATGAATACTGTGAAAACATAGCGGCGTGTGTGTACTGCCAGAATTACACATGGATGGTCAACAGGTTTTAGGGATGTTTTTAATGCGAAAACAAACGACACAGCATAATACATGACCAGAAGGGGGAATGTTGAAAAAATTATTTTGGACTTTGCGAAAGCAGTATGTGAAGGAGAACGAACAATGATTGATGAAAAGAAAGTTGAATTGATGAAGAAGCTGCAAAGACTTGCAGAACGCGGAGTGGGCGGCGAAAAAGAAGGCGCACAGAAGAAATTGCAGCAGCTTATGAAAAAATACGACATTGAAGAAAGCGATCTGTCAGATGACAAGCTGGAAGACCATGAATGGAAATATCACAACGACTTTGAATTGCGCTTGCTGAAACAGACAATATACAAAGTCTTAGGAAAAGACGGATTGAATCAGATGTATCACTACAGATCAGGAAAAGGAAAGAAAACTATTCAGGGCGTACAGTGTACAAAAGCGCAGGCAATTCAGATCGGGATTGAATATGAATTTTACTGTGAAACATGGAAAGAAGAACACGACTTCTTCTTCAAGTGCTTCGTACAGAAACACAAGATTTTCCCAACCAAAGAAGAAATGATAATAAGACCGCAAGACGATGTTGAAATGTCTGACGAAGATGCGATGCGGATGCAGATGGCTATGTCAGCAATGAAAGACAAGAGCATGACACAGAGAATTGAGGGATAGAAGATGATAGTAGGATTTGAAGAACATGGCTTCGTGGTAGCTGCGGAACACATGCCAGACACATGCACGAACTGTCCATTCTGGCTGACTGATTTAGAAATGCAAGAAGATGGCATGTGCTTCCTGACAGGCGAAGTGATCCCAACACCCGAAAGAACATGTGACACAAAGGTCATGGGAAACTGCCCGATCTTACCACTGAATAGATTGAAAAAGAAGAAAACAAGAAAGGAGAAAAAGCAATGGCGAACATAGATGTCATGTACAGCAGCAAGACAGATCAGTGGGCGACACCTGACGACTTCTTCAGAGAACTTGATCAGGAATTTCATTTCAACCTTGATCCTTGCGCTAACGAACAGAATCACAAGTGTGAAAAGTATTTCACAAAGGAAGACAATGGTCTTTCAAAGGACTGGGGGGGGTATCGCGTGTTTTGCAATCCTCCGTATGGTAGAGCGATTACAGACTGGGTTGAAAAGGCATACAGAGAAGGGACAAAAGACAACACGATTGTTGTTATGTTGATACCAGCGAGAACAGACACAAGATATTTTCACGACTTCATTCAGCACCGATCAGAAATCAGATTTGTGAAGGGGCGTTTGAAGTTCGGAAACAGCAAACAGGCAGCCCCATTCCCTTCAATGGTAGTTATATTCAGGGGTGCTGGAATGTAGGAGGAAAACGCATGAGCAGACCGACAAAGACATGTTATGACTGCAAGAACGCTTGCTGGGATTCTGTACCATACGGAAGCACAACAGCAACAATGTTCGGAGGTTGCGACAAAGAAGATGAAATGACAGAGGAAGAAGCGGAGAGATTCGGAGAAACAGAAGACTGTCCATTCTGGGAAAACAGATACAAGGAGGAAAACGCATGAATACACCAGATGCAAGAAGAATATTTGAAGCAATAGCAATGATCCTGTCGAACAGGAATGATGGTGTCAGGGTGCAGCTGTCAGAGATTAAGACAAAGGCAGCGAAAGCATCTTGAAGGACAAAAAAAGAAAGCCTTCGGACTAGCTTGGCGGCTTCCGAAGGCGATCCAGATTGTGACTTTTTAAGGTCTGCACATCTATAAAAAATTATACAGCAGACTTCCAAAAAAGTCAATAAATCAGGGACTTTCAAAAGGCTTCGCGTCCTTGTAATAGATAGTAACAAATCAAAGAAATATATAAATATCTATAACAGGAGCAAAGAAGGACATGAAGAGAAGGAAGAAAGCTGTGTATGTAGATTATGACTATGAAGCAGCATACCAGAAGATGTTGACTGACTTGGAAGAAGACAACATGTGCAGGATGCTGAATGAAGGCAAGGTCAGATCAATATATGCCACTAAGGAGATAAAGGCAGCAGAGCAGATGGATATTGAAATATATCCAGAGTTCAGAAGAGGACAGAAAGAGCAGATACCAGACGAAGCAAAGCTGAAGAAGCAAAGACAGGCACAAAGAAATCTGAATGAGAAGAACAGCAGGAAGGAATGTGAACGGACGATCAATGCGAACTTCACGGACAATGACATCTGGGGGACACTGACATATACAGACGGCAACATGCCGAACAGCATGAAGGAAGCACAACACGACATGACGCTGTACATAGGACGCTTGAACTATGAGCGAAGAAAGAAGGGGCTTGCAAAGCTGCGTTATGTGTATGTGACAGAGTGTTCGGACAAAGGACGCTGGCATCATCATTTTGTATGTGACGGCGACATGGGGCTGGAAGCGGTTGAAGAAAAGTGGAAGAAGGGGCGCAGGAATCAGGTGCGCAGACTTCAGAAGGACGAAAACGGACTGTCAGGAATGGCGAACTACATCACGAAACAGAAGCACCCTGACAAGAAAGGAAAAGAGCCGAAGCCAGTCGGGAAGTATCAAAAGGCATGGAAAGCCAGCAAAGGATTGAAAAAGCCTGAAGTACATAAAAACCACTACAAGTTCAAGCAGAAGGACATTGACGAAGTTGTGACAGGACGATGCGATCTTGAAGACAAGCTGAAGAAATGGTATGCAGCAGACGGCTACAAGCTGACATCGTATGAAGTCAGATACAACAACATGAATGGCAGATTTTATATATACGCAAGGATGTATAAACAGCCACAGGAAGGAGAAAAGATTGACAAAGCGACAAGTAAGATTAAGCAGAAAACAGCGAAGAAGAAGACAAAGAAAAAGACAGTTGCGCGATGCGGCACATAACTTCATCAGGACGGCAAAGAACTTCATTCAGCGCAAGCCAAAGACGGCAGCAGCTTTCCTGATCACATTCATCACAATATATGTGGCGGTAATGCTGGGATTCGCGATCGGCGGCATGATCAGCACAAAGGGAAAGACACCAACAGAACAGGAAAGCGAAGCAGAAGAACAGACAGAAAGTGACTTGAATGCAGATGAAGAATATCCATTCAATACAATGTCACAGGATTGGAGCGGCGAAGACATGGAAGGATTCTGCTATCACGAAATATCAGACGAATGCAAGGCAGCAGGCGGCAAGTTTCCAGTAATGGCGCAAATATACACATACATTGTTTGTCAGAATTATGGCGTTGATTACGAAATGGTGTTCGCACTGATCGAAAGGGAAAGCGAATGCAACTGGAACGCTTCAGGCGATGGCGGCACATCATGGGGATATATGCAGATAGCACAGAAATGGCACAAAGAAAGAATGCAACGCCTGAACTGTACTGATCTGACAAATCCATATCAGAATGTGACAGTCGGCATTGATTACCTGAAGGAGATTCAGGACAGTTTGCAGGAAGTTCCAGAAGATGTGCGCCCATATTACGTTCTTGCGGTCTACAACTACGGAACAAAGGGAGCAAAGGAAAACTTGTGGAATCATGGCGTGTATAAATACAGCTACAACACAGCGATCATGGAAAGAGCAGCGCAGCTGAAGGCAGAGAAAGAAAGACAGGAAACGAAGGAGGAATAAAAGTGGACAACGAAAAAAGATTGTGTCTGGGACAGGCAGTCACGAAAGCGGAAATCTACGCAGTGAAAGTGATCGAAGAAGAACTACACCGAAAAGGAATCGCACAGGACAGCATTGAAAGAAAAATCATAATCACACGAACAGCGGACGTGCTGGCGGCACACAGGGAAGAAGTCAGGGACATGTATAAAAAGTCAAGACAGCTTCTTGCAGGCTGGATCGTGAAAATGTCAGGCATTGAAGACCTGACGGCATTCAGGAAAATGAAGCGGCTGGGCTTCACTGGCGACATTATGCACGATATGAAAATCATGGAGGAAATGCGATGAACATGAAGTATGCGTTGCGTTCGGAAGATACCGAACAGATCAATGTCATCAGCTGGGCTTCTTGGCAGATGCAGAAATATCCTGAACTGAAATGGCTGCATCATATCCCGAACGGCGGCAGCAGGAACAGAGCCGAAGCAATAAAGCTGAAGCAGATGGGCGTGAAGTCAGGCGTGTCCGACTTATGCCTTCCGTACCCGAAAGGAATATATTGCGGCTTATACATCGAAATGAAGTATGACAAGGGCAGACACCAGCCGTCACAGAAAGAGTTCTTGACCGATATGGCAGCAGCAGGACACTATGTCGCGACATGCTACACGGCAAGGGACGCGGTTGAAGTTCTTGAAAAATACTTGAATTTGAAGTGCTTACAGACACACATTCATGTGTCAGATTCAGACACCGCAGTCACGGAAACAGCAGAACGCATGAAAGAGCAGAACAACAGCGTATGGAAAGACGGCGAAGTGAAACCGCTGAAGGTGTAGGACATGAACGGATATGCGGCAGCGGTCAGACAGTTTTATGACATATACAGACCGATCGCAAGGAAGTACGGACTGCGGATGTCAAGCCACACTTCAATATATGACGATGGATGGATAAAGATATATAAAGGCGAAGGAACAGACAGACAACAGATCATCAAGATTGAAGAAGCAAACGACACAGACCTATACGACAGGGCAAGGGAAGCAGTGATCAGCTGGGAGAACAGCAAGAAGGAAAGAAATGCAAGACGATAGAAAAGCACATCAAATCACATTGCAGGAACTTGGGATCATACCAAAAGAGCCGAAGCGAAAAGAAGAAGTCAGAAAACAATATGCTTTTCCTTGCGGCGGCTGCGTGTGTAGCCACTGCGCAAACAATGTGGAAACGCCAGACACATGCACAGGAGAAATGAAAGAACCTTGCTTCACATGTGACTATTGCAAGCATTATGACGGAAAAGGAACAGACAGGCGACTTCAAGATTGTGACAAATACATTGTGACGGACGAACACGCGAGAAGGTTAAGAAGACACATGAAAATAATAAACAGGAGGAAAGCACATCAATGAAAATAATAGCAGTAATGAATCAAAAAGGCGGCATCGGAAAGACAATGACCGCAGCAGCTATCGCCTACATAATGGGCGAAGAAAAAGGAAAGAAAGTGCTGATCTGTGACGCGGATCAGCAGGGAAACATATCACTTCTTTACGACAGATTTGATCCTGAAGGACAGGGAATGTCAGAATTGCTTGAAAATCATCAGGCAGCAGGCGGCGCATATTCGACAACAGACCTGATCCAAACAACACCATATGAAAACATTGACATCATACCAGCGAACGGATATTTGATGCGAACAAACATGACGTTGCTTCAGGAAGAAGGAGAAGATCAGATTCTTCGATTTGCAGCAGCGATGAATGAAGTCAGAACTATATATGATTATTGCATTGTTGATTGTGGTCTGATCATGGACATGACAGTCACAAACGTGATGATTGCAGCAGACCTTGTGATTGTGCCTGTCAAGATTGGCGGCTTCGAGATTGAAGCAGCTGCGAACATGGACAGTCAGCTGACATCGTTCAGAAGAATAAACCCTGACATTCGCATGAAAGTATTGATGACGATGCGACAGAAGAACCAGACGACACTTCAGGTCGAAGAATGGCTGAAAACACAGTCAGGACACGATTGCTTCGCGACAGCGATCAGGCGGTCAATAATCGCAGAGAAGTCAACAGTCGCACAAGTGCCGCTTCCGAAGTTTTCAAAGAACTGCATCGTGACGCAGGACTATCGTGCAGCAACATACGAATTGATGAAAGAGGTGTGAACATGGGAGTGTATGAGATAATCACAGGAATCACAAAAAACGAAGAAAATCTGAAAGTCGAAATCAGGCAGACGGAAGGAACACTGGAAAGAAATCTTGTGTACATCAAAAACACAAAAACAAACAGGGCGTATTCCTTTACGTTAGCGGACGGCGATGAATATGGCGCAGATGCAATGACACGAAATGCGGTTGCAAGGTTGCATTCGGACATGTACGGCTGCAACGAAAAGACACTTGACAGAATAGAACATGCGCTGGGAATAAAACTTGAAACATGGCAGTCAGAATATATCCTGTCACAAGGCATCACATATCCGCATGAAGGAAGAAGGACAGGGAAGACGCTTGCATATCAAATCAAGACACTTCTGACTGCGCACAATGACATAACGATCTACGGCAATGAAGAACAATACTACGTTGACGAAATACATGGCAGTGTATACGAAAAAAATTATGTCACAGACCTTGCAAGGCTGTCAGAATACCTTCGCAAAGCTGGCATCGGAGTTCCGAAAGTGACATTGAAACTGAATGTAAAGAGAAGAAGGGAGGATGGAATGCGATGGAATTAAAAGGGCAAGTCACAATCAGCATTGAAGACTTTGAAAAGCTGAAGGCGGCAACAGAGCAGAAAGAGTATGCGGAAAACAGACTGACTGCATTCAAGCACAAAATGTCACAATTTTACGAAATTGAAGACACAGAGTTCTGGAAACAGGTCGAAGAGATTGACAGCAAACAAATGACAGACAGACAGATCGACAAGGCACTATCGAAGGCAAGGGAAACATTGAAGATTGTTGTCGATACGGAAGCACTGAAAAAGACAATCAGGTCAATGATAAATAAAAAAGACTATCCAGACAATGACACACACATTGACCTAAGCAACACAACAGACAAAGAACTGAAAGCAATAGAAATATGCTTCAGAGAACAGGAGGACTGACAATGGCGTGGAATGTAATGGAACAGCTGAACGCAAACGCAAAGAAGGCAGCAGTCGGGGACAACACACCGAAGGCACACTTCAGGACACAGGATGTCAGCATCAATAAAATGTACAGCAATGATAAAAACTTCTATTCGGTTGAGGACATCGAACCACTGGCACAAAAGATTCTGCTTGTTGGATTGATGGAAAATCTTGAAGTCGTCCGCGATCCTTGCGACAGGGGCGAATATAGAATCATAGCAGGGGAAAGGCGATGGCGTGCGTTGAAGATACTTGTTGAAAAGGGCTATACAGAATTTGAAAAGGCAACGTGTCAGATTCAGACACCAGCGTCAGAGGAAGAAGAAACGCTTCGCCTGATCATCGCGAATGATTACAGAAACAAGACAGTGTCAGACCTTCTGGAAGAAGAAGACAAGCTGAAGAAAATATTGCAGCGCATGAAGGAAAACGGACAAACGATCATGGGAATTGACCTGAACAGCGGTCGCATTCGCGATGTCGTTGCATATTTCCTGAAAATAGCACCGACAAAGGTTGCGCAGATTGAGAGCATAAACAAGCATCTGATCCCTGAATTTTCAAAAGAACTGAAAGAAGGTCGCCTGACTTTTTCTGCTGCCTATATGATCAGCGGAATGAATGAAGAAACACAAGCAGAAATGCTGGAACGCTATCAGGAAAACGGCTTGACATACAAAGAAGTGAAAGAGATCAAGCAGCAGCAGGAGGAAAAGGCGGCAGCAGAACAGATTGAAGGTCAAATGGACATTGACCAGTTCATAGAAGCAGAAGAAGAGATCGAAGAACCTGAAGACGATGCAGAGGACACAGAGGAAGAAGACGAATGGGAAGATGCACACCCTGAAAGCATCACATCGCTGTGTTATAGCTGCAAGAGATATTCAGACTGTAATGTGAAGACAGGAACATGTCAAAGCTGTGATCAGTACATCAACAAGGCAGAAGCCGAAAAGACCGAAGAAGAAAGATACAGCGAAGAACAGGACGCGATTGACAGAGAAACAGCAAAGAAACTTCGCGAGAAGGCAGACGAAGAAAAGATGCAGCAGCTTCCTTCACAACAGGAAAAGAAAGTGCATGATGTAAAACTGGGGGCGACATTCTTTGATGATGTAAAAACAGGGCGCAAGACATTTGAACTGCGAAAGAATGACCGCGGATATAAAGAAGGCGACACAATCGTATTGCATGAGTACAAGAACGGAGCAACGACAGGCAGAACAATCACAAAGAAAATTGTGTACATGCTGGAAGACTTCACAGGGCTTGAAGATGGCTATTGCATTTTAGGGCTGGGAGAAGTAGAAGAAACGCTTCAGGAAGCGGCAGCAGGCGCAGGACAGTACGCAGACAACAGAACACTGCAATATGGAGCATAGGAGGAAAAGAACATGCAGACAAAAGACGACATCAAGGAAATGGCACAGACATTCAGGGAAGCGGCAGACATTCTGGACGAGATTGCAGAACTTGACGACAAGGAAGGCATGACGAAAGAGGAAAGAAAAGAGAAAGAAGAAGAACTGTCAGCAAGATTCTTGATGAAACTGATCAAGATTCAGCAGGCATAAACAGCAGAAAGGGGAATCGACATGAATGAAATAATCTGCAATAAATGCGCAGCGACATTCACACCTGACACGATCGAGATTCAAAAAAGAGTAATCACACAGGACGAAGAACACAACGACATCATTGAACAGTATTATGAATGTCCGATCTGTGGTGCGCATTACACAATCACAATCACTGACAGGGTGCAACGAATAGCGATCCAGAAGCGCAGACAGCTTCAGACGGCAGTCAAGAACGCAATCAGGGCAAAAAGACCAGCAAGGGCGCAGACATACAAAAACAAAGAAAGAGAACTTGCAGACGACATTCAGGCACGTTCAAAGATGCTAAAAGAACAGTATGCAGAATATACGGAGGAATAAAAACATGTACGAACATTTCACAAAGACACAGCAGCAGTTCGATGTCAGACGCGGCGATGTGTATTATATCAACAACAACAGAGGACAGAGAGGAAACGAGATCAGGAAGGACAGACCAGCCGTCATTGTGTCGGCTGACTTCCTGAACAAACACAGCGGCGATGTGGTCGTTGTGTTCCTGACATCACAGCCGAAGAAAGACATGTCAACACATGTGACGATCAGAACAACTGGAAGAGTGTCGGAAGCACTATGCGAACAGCCGACAACAATCAGCGTGGAAAGATTAAACAACAGAATCGGCAGTGTGACAGAAAGAGAAATGCAGCAGATAGACATTGCGCTTCAGATAGCTTTGAATCTGGACGTGGGAGCAAACACACAGCCAGAACCCGAAAATCAATCGGGGGGGCATCACACAGCAGTGATGATGTACTTGAAAGCGAACACGATTGCATCATACGGCTTGAAACGGAGCGCAACACATACAAGAAACTTTATGAAGACATTATGAACCGAAGGAGATAGAAAAAACATGCGAAGTATATGGATTGAACAGGCGATCAGCAATCTGGGTGGAATTATCGTGATTATATTGCAGTTGGGATTCATAGCAGTCCTGACAGCACTGATCATCTTGATTGTTACAGAGATAATCAAGGCAGCAGTCAAAGGAAACAAAGAACAAAAAGGAGCAAAGAAGAATGAATAAGGTCATATTGATGGGAAGGCTGACAAGGGATGCACAGACACGATATACAGAAGGCGCAGAGCCTATGGCAATATCGCGCTTCACACTTGCGGTTGACAGGAGAGTCCAGAGAGATCAGGAAGGACAGTCAGCTGACTTCATTTCCTGTGTAGCATTCGGAAAGACAGGACAGTTCTTCGAGAAGTACGGACAGCAAGGGACAAAGTTTGCGGTCGAAGGTCGTATTCAGACTGGAAGCTATACAAACAGAGAAGGACGCAAGGTCTACACAACAGATGTCGTCATCGAAACAGCTGAATTTGCAGAAAGCAAAGCGGCAGCAGGCGACAACCAGTCAAGACCACAGCCAGCACCAGACAGCGGCGATGGCTTTATGAACATACCAGACGGCGTTGACGATTTGCCTTTTACATAAAGGCGCAGGAAGGAGTGAAAGACGTGAAACTGAAGGAATATGCAACAAAGATAAAAAACAGGCTTATGGGGCAGAATGCAAAGCCACAGAAGGAAGAAAAAGACGATCTGTCAGAGAAAATCGCAGAGCGTACACAAGAACTGATTGCAGAAGACAGACAGGAAGCTGTCAGGGCAGCAGTCGTGGAAGAACCTGAACCAGAAGAAGAAGCAGAGCAGCCGAAAGCTGAAAGAAACATCAGCGCAGATGTGATGAAGCTGGCAGCAGTCACAAGAGGATTGAAGATTGATCCTGAATGGACAAAAGAAGAAATGATCAAGGCTGTATCGGAATACAGCGGACTTCCTGAAGAAGAAATCGAAGTGCTGCTTGAATCAACAGTAAAATGGGCGCAGGAAACAGGAAGAAAAATGGTAAAGAGTATCACAGAAACATTTGAAAGACTGAAGCCAGCGTTTGAACAGGTAGGAAAAGCAATCGCAGAAGCATTCAGGAAGACGAAATGGACAGGATTGCAGCTGCGCAAGGAACTGATCAGCAACAACAGGCGCAAAATGAAAGGAATGCCGATGATCAGGGCGAAGGCGATTGAAAAAGCCAGAAGGAACGAAAGGCGAAAGCCTAAAAAGTAGAAAGAAGGTGTGCAATGTGCAAAATAGCGATGAAACGCAGCAGGACATGACGGAAGCAATCAGAATCGCGGTGCGAAAGGCGTTTGCTGAAGTCAAAATTGAAGAAAAGAGAGCAGAGAAGAAAAAAACACTGTATAACACACGAAGATTGATGGAATCATATATCGACCTGAAAAAATATATCAATAATGCGATCACGGAAGAAGAAGAGGTCACAGAAGCAGCATATAGCGTCCTGAAGGGCGAAAATGCAAAGCTGAAATCTGTCAAGGAAGCCAAAATGGTCACAGCGATGATGATAATTAACATTGACAGGGCATTGACCGAACTGGAAACCGAAAGCAGGAAAGAAGGCACATTGTACAAGTATGAAGCGTTCAGAATGCACTATATTGACGGATTGACCTTTGAAGAAATCGCGGATCAGCTGGATTGTGGAAAAAACAGCCCTTCAAACTGGTGTAAGGCGATTTTGAAGAAAATGTCTGTCAAATTATTCGGAATTAACGGAATTTGAAAAACGCGATCTGAAAAAGGCGTTTTTCAAGGGAAATGAAAACGAAAGTGTGGGAAAAGCGTGGAAAAAGTGAGGGTTTTTATAGGGAGAATCCTAAAGTAAAATAGTATCGTGAAATGTTGTACAGAAAGACCGAAACAGCACAGAAGTGTTGCATCGGTCTTTTTTATTGCATTTCTGCCCTCTTATTTGCGGAATGTGGGTGCTTATATAGGGCATCCACAGGAAGCATAAAAACAAGGCTTTATATAGGGGCATACCTGACAGGGGCGCATATATAGGGCATATATAAGGGGCATATATAAGCGGCTGCATATAGAGCCTATACAGACGGCTATATGAAGCATATGCAGCAGTAGGAAGGTGGTGCAAGGGTTTGTTATTTCACAAGTGCAGATGTGGGGCTTTAATACCGCAGAATATAGCTGAATGTGAAGCCTGTGCAGCGAAGGCAGCAGGGCAGCAGTCAAGACACATGGAATACAACAAACACCGAAGAAACAAGAAGACAGCAGCCTTCTATGTATCAAGTGAGTGGAGGAAGACAAGAGCCGAAACAATCAGGCGGTTTGATGGCGTTGATATATATGCCTTCTATGTGCTGCATGTAATACAGACAGCTGACATGGTGCATCATATCACACCTATTGAAGACGACTGGAACAGACGACTTGATGCAACCAATCTGATCCCATTGAGCAATCACAGCCATGGAATCATTGAAGCCTTGTACAGCAAGGATGAACAGACAAAAAAAGCGACACAAAAGATGTTGTATGACCTGATAGAACGCCACTGGAAGGCGACAGGGGGAGTATGAAAAAGTATCGGGTTAAGTTTATTTAGTCGCGCTTCCCCTTTTCCGTGGAGAAAACTCCCCACGAAAAATCCAGATCAAAGCCCTACAAGAAGGGTGTGTCATATTCTGACACGAACGCAAGGAAATCCAGCAAAGAAGGGAGGTCGCGAAAGATATGGCAGGACAACGACAACCGATAGAACTGGTTATTGCAAAGGGCAAAAAACACCTAACAAAAGCGGAAATCGAAGAACGCCAGCAAACGGAAGTGAAGGCAGCAGCAGACAAAGTGACTGCGCCGTCTTATTTGACACCTTCACAGAAAAAGACGTTCAAAAAGATTGTGAAAGAACTTCGCGCGATTGACCTTGTGTCAAATCTTGATGTTGATGCACTGGCAAGGCTGGTCATCGCACAGGAAAACTATGTGGCGGTAACGGAAGAAATGAAGTCACAACCACTCACGATCAGAATGGAGTTCAAAGAGAATGACGCGGACGGAAACCCGATCATTGTTGAAAGACAGGTCGTGAACGGTACAGTTGAACGACTGGCACTTCTTCAGGATCGCTATTTTAAGCAGTGCCGACAGGGTGCTGCGGACTTCGGACTGACAGTGTCGTCACGCTGTCGCCTTGTAGTGCCAAAAGCCGACAAGGAAACGCCGAAGGAAAACAAATTCGCTAAATTTGCATAGGCGATAAATGACGGACAGAACCACACAATACGCACTGGATGTCCTTGCAGACAAGATCGTTGCTGGCGATCTGGTCAAAGCTGCGTGTCAAAGACACATAGACGACATGAAAGCGGCTGAAGCTGCGCCGTATCGCTATTATTTTGATGTTGAAGAAGCTGAAAGGATCATTGACTTTGCAGAAACGCTGACGATTGCGGAAGGCGAAGGAGAACAGCCGGTGACAGCCTATCCATTCCAGTGCTTCATACTTGGAAGCCTAAACGGATGGAGAACAAAAGACGGACATCACAGACGATTCAGAACCAGTTATATACAACTTGGAAGACAGAACGGCAAGTCATTCCTGAATGGTATTCTGGCGGCTTATTATGGCAATTTTGACAAGTACAAATATGGTCAGATTTACTGTACAGCCACAAAGAAAGATCAGGCGATGATTGTCTTCAACGAGATTGTGAAGTTCATAAATTCAGACAGCGACTTGTCGGAGTGCTTTAAAATTCACGAACACAATTCGACGATTGATTGCAAAATTACACACAGCAAGATCAAGGCATTGTCGGGCGACACGAAGTCGATTGACGGCTTCAGACCATATCTGGGAATTGTGGACGAATACCACGCCCACAAAGACGATCAGATGTACAAGCTGCTTGAAGGCGGTATCAAGAAAATGAAGTCAGCATTGATCAGTGTAATCACGACAGCAGGCTTTGACCTGAAATCGCCGTGTTTTGCGCTATATGAATACTGTGTGAAAGTCCTGAAGGGTGTTGCAAGTAACGATTCACAATTCATTTACATCGCGCAAATGAATGAATCTGACGATATGTGGACACCTGAAAACTGGATCAAGGCGAATCCGATTCTGGAATATGACAGGGACGCATTGCAGAACATGATCCCGATTGCTGCGACAGCGAAGGAAATGGGAGGATCAACACTGCGCGACTTCATCGTCAAGCAGCTTAACATGTGGATTCAGTGGACAAATGATGTCTATATCAAGGACATGGATGTCTGGACAAGGGCAGCAGTCAAGAAGACACTGGCTGACTTTAGAGGACAGAAAGCGTATGTCGGACTTGACTTGTCATCGGGCGGCGACTTGACATCAGTCGCAATCGTGATCCCATTCATGCGCGGCGAAGACAAATGTTACTTCGTACACGCACACAGCTTCATTCCGAAGCGAAGGGTTGAAGAACACATCAAGACTGACCGCGTACCTTATGACCTATGGATCAAACAAGGACTGGTCGAAGTGACTGAAACAATGGGAGGTGTGAAAACCGATTACAAGTACATTATTGCGTACCTGAAGAAAATCGTGAAGCTGTATGAATTGGATGTGCAGTGGGTTTGTTACGATCCGCACAACGCTTCCGCATTTTTGACAGACTTGGAAGCACTTGGCTTCGACAGCATCGCAGTGAAACAGTCGGCAAGAGAATTGAACGATCCGACAGTTGACTTCAGGCTGGAACTGGAAGCAGGGCATGTCGAACATGACGGAAACGAAGCGACAAAGTGGTCTATTGCGAACGCGAAGACGACTTCAAACAGTTTTGGGGAAATAAAAATTGATAAAGAATATGCAACAGAGCGAATCGACATCGTGGATGCAATCATTGACGCATGGATGATGGCGATGAAGGGCGAAATCAAGCCAGATGTCAACAGATACCTTGACATATGGTTTGCAGGAACAGAGAAATTGCGACAGAAGGGAGGTGCGCAAGGTTGAGCATGTGGAAAACGCTGAACAGAGGAATCGCAAAAGCGTTCGGAATGAACATCGTGTCAGAAGAAGCAAGACTGGGCGATGAATCGTTTCTGGAATGGGTTGGAATCAAGCGCGACAACGAAAGCAAGAAGCCGACATCAGATGTGACATACTTCACATGCCTGAAAATGATGTCTGAAACAGTGGCGAAAATGCCATGGAAACTGTATCAGAAGACAGAAAAAGGCATCAGCGAACCGATTGACAATGATGTCGCAAGACTTATGAAACAGCGTCCGAACCCATTTATGACACCGACAGCGTTCTGGAACGCTGTGGAAATGAACAGAAACCACTATGGCAACGCATACGTCTATGTGCGCAGGAAATTAAAGCGCAAGAAGTACGGCGGCGAATACAAAGCACTTGACATGTGGATCATGCCGTCTGACAGGGTGCAGATCATTGTTGATGACAAGGGAATTTTCGCTGGAAAAGGAAAAATCTGGTATATGTACAGCGATGAATATTCGGGCGAACAGTACATATTCAGGACAGAAGATGTGCTGCATTTCAAGACATCGCACTGCTTGAACGGAATTGTCGGCTTGCCAGTGCAATACATCCTGAAAAGCACAGTTGAAGGCGTGATTGAATCACAACGTTTCCTGAACAATCTGTATAAAAATGGACTGACAGCGAAAGCAACGCTTGAATACACAGGAGAACTGAACGAAGACGCAGCCACAAAGCTGCGACAGACTTTTGAACGCTTCGGAGCAGGAAGCCAGAACACAGGAAAGATTCTTCCTGTGCCGCTGGGGATGAAATTGACACCGCTGGACATAAAACTGACAGATTCACAGTTCATCGAACTGAAAAAGTATTCAGCACTTCAGATCGCTGCGGCGTTCGGCATCAAACCGAACCAGATCAACGATTATGAAAAGTCTTCATATAGCAACAGCGAAATGCAGCAGTTGTCATTCTATGTTGACACGATGCTTTTTGTGTTGAAGCAGTACGAAGAAGAAGTGAATTATAAACTGCTGACGGATGATGAACTGGAAGAAGGATTTTATTTCAAAATGAATGAAAAAGTGCTGCTTCGTACAGATAGCAAGACACAAATGGAAATCTTGAAAGACGGAATCAACAACGGCATCGAAACAGTCAACGAAGCCAGAAGAAAACTTGACTTGATGGATAAGGAAGGCGGCGATGTACTGATTGTAAACGGCACATATGTCCCACTGACAAAGGTCGGGGCAGCTTACAGTAAAGAGGAAAAACAGGACACAAGCACTGACAAGGGCGGCGATCCTGAAAATCCTATAAATAAGCCAGACACAGAAGGCGAAAAAACGGATCAGGAAGATCAGGAACAGGAAACAGCCGAAACGAACAAACCTGACACCGATCAGGAAGGAGGGGAAGACGATGGCGAAGAAGATGAACTTCACAAGAAGAAATCGGGCGAAGAAAACGATTGAAAATGTCGGTTTTATGGAGATTAAAAACGCAGCAGGCGGCAACATAGAACTGTATATCTACGGCGACATTGTATCTTCGGAATGGGACAAGTGGACACCAGAAGACACCTGTCCACAGGACATCACAGACTTTCTGAACGGCATTGACAACAATGCTGATCTGACTGTGCACATTAACAGCTGCGGCGGCGATGTGTTTGCAGGAATAGGGATATACAACATTCTGAAGCGACACAAAGGACACATCACAGGCATTGTTGACGGAATTGCAGCGTCAATCGCGTCAGTGATCCTTATGGCGTGCGATGACATCATCGTGTCAACAGGCGCACAGATAATGATTCACAAGCCGCTGACGATGGCGTGGGGCAACGCAGACGACTTTCAGGCAGTTATCAACCAGCTTGACAGCTGTCAGCAGATGATCACAGACATCTACATGACGAAAGCGAAGGAAGGCGTGACAGCAGAACAGTTTGAAGAACTGATCAATGCTGAAACATGGATGTCTGAAAGCGAAGCATCGGAATGTCGCGCGTCAGATTATTTTGACATCAGGGTTGATGAACAAACGGCAGCAGTCGCAGCGTGCGTCAGCTATATGATGGACAGATTCAAGAACGCGCCAGCGAACATGAAGACTGAAACAGCTGAAGACATCGAAGCAAGACAGCAGCAGGCAGACGAAACAGAAGAAATCCTGGGCGATCTGTACATGTATGGAATTTAAGAAAACGGAGGAAAAGCAATGAGCAAAGAAGCAAGAGCATTACTGAAGAAAATCAATGACAAGAAAAATGCAATCAAAAGCCTTGTAAACGAAGGCAAGACCAAAGAAGCAAAGGAAGCGAAAGCAGAACTTGTGGACATGCAGGATCGTTTCAACATCCTTATGGACTTAGAGGAAGACGAGGACGAGGGCATCAAGGATCAGATCGACAAAGATGAAGCCCACAGAGCTGAAGGAAAAGACAACACACCGACAAAGAAGGATGTTGTGCGTGCCTTCGTCAATCGTATCGTTTGCGGTATGCGCAAAACAAAGATGGACGAGAAAGACAAGAAGATCATGGATGCAATGTCAGAGAAGACGGACGAGGACGGCGGATTCACAGTGCCACAGGATATCCAGACAGATATTCACGAATTAAGAAGGACAGACGATGACCTTGAACAGTATGTCAATGTTGAGCCTGTCAGCACACTGTCAGGAAGCAGAGTGTTTGAAAAAGATGCAGATTCAACACCATGGGACGATGTCGATGAAGCAGCAGAGTTCGGAGAGGTAGAAACACCGAAGCTGAAACAGATCAAGTACAAGATCGGTAAGAAGGGCGGCATCCTGAAAGTTACACGCGAACTTCTTCAGGACACAGCAGAAAATATTCTGGGCTTCCTGAATAAGTGGATCGCAAAGAAATCAAGAGCGACAAGAAATGCAGCAATTCTGAAGAAACTTGCAACAATCACAACAGGAAAAGAAGTTGCAATCAGCACAGTGGACGATCTGAAGACTGTCTTCAATGTGACACTTGATCCAGCGATCGCAACATCCTCAATCGTTCTGACAAACCAGTCAGGATTCAACTATCTTGACACATTAAAGGATGAACGCGGTGACTACATCTTGCAGCCAGATGTGACAGATAAAACAAAGATGCTTCTTTTCGGCATATATCCGATCAAGAAGGTCAGCAACAAAGTTTTGAAAAATGTCGAAGTGAAGTCTGACGGAAGCAATGTTGACGGCTACAAATACCCGATCTATATGGGCGATTTGAAGGAAGCAATCACATTATTTGACCGCGAGAAGATCAGCATCGAACTTTCAACTGAAGCAGGCGATCTGTGGGCGAAAGACCAGACAGGAATCAAAGTGCGCGACAGATTCGATGTTCAGGCGTTCGATGAAGAAGCAGTTGTCAAGGGAGAAATCACAGTCAAAGTCGCTGGCTAATGACTGAAGGCTTCAGGAAGGAGGAAAACGGATGCAGCTGAAAGAATTGAAAGCATATTGTCGCATTGATTATGACGATGACGATGAAGTGATCAACATGATATATGCAGCAGTGCTGGAAGAAATGACTGACCTGATCAAAGACTTTGATCCTGAAGCCCCGACAAACCGACAGAAGCTGCTGATCTGCATGTATGTCAAAGAAGCATACGACAACAGGGACAGAACAGCACCGACAGACGACAAGGTCAGATTTGCAGTTCAGTCAATGATGCTGAAAGAGAGGTTGAAGTGACATGTCAAGCGCAAGGATCAAAATATACAAATATAAATTCGAGAAGGTCGCAGGACGGCGCGAAGAAACCGAACCGATATTGTATCACGAATGTTGGTGCGAGATCGGCAGCTTGTACGGAAAAGAACTGTACAAAGCAATAGAAATCAGGCTGGAAGACACAATCGTGTTCGATAAAGTCAGATATTGCAAGAAGGTCAAAGAAATCGCAGCACACCTGAAGGACTACTTTGTGGAATACGAAGGGGAAAGATACAACATATTTGCAAGGGACTTCAGGAACAACGACAGGCAATATGTGCAGTTGAAAGCGAACCGCACAACATAAGTGTCAGATTATGACACAAGGGAGGGACACAGCATGAAAGTGACCTTTGAATTTGAAGGACTGAAAGAGATTCAACAACAGCTGGAAGCACTTGCAAGCGATTCAGAAATCAGAAAGACAAACAAGCAAATCTTCCAGAAGTCTGTTGATTATACAGAGCCACGCATGAAAGCAGTTATGGCGCGATCTGCGGACAATTCAAAGTCAGGAAAGAAAGGGTATAGACCTTCTGGACATGCTGCGGACAATATCCCCACGAAAGTCACAGCAAGGGGCGGCGAAGTCGGCTGGACGCTTCTGGGCGATGCTGAAAACTGGTTTTACATGAAGTTTGTTGAATGGGGGACTACAAAGCAGCCCCCACAAGACTTCCTGTACAACACAATGGAAGAATGCCGCGGACAGTGGGACACAATAGCTGATCAGGAATATCAGAAGTTGTTGGATGAAAAGCTGGGAGGATGACACATGGACATTGTAGGGAAGACACTTGAAACGCTTGCAGTGCTGGAAGATGAAGGGATCATCGTGCAGCAGGGCTGGTATGACGAAAGCATCAAAAAGCTGCATGTGACAGTGTGGAATCTTGGCGATTACGGCGGCGAAGGTTCAGACGATGAAACAGAAGTCGAAATTGCAGCAGTGCAAGTGTGCATCTGGTCGAATAAAGATCAGGTCAAATTGAAAAAGAGGATCAAACACCTTATGTGCAAAGCTGGTTTTGCATTTATGGGCGCAAATGACAACCTTGAAACTGATACAAAAATATTTATGAATGCCGCGCGGTTCATGGCGGCAGAAGAAGCAGAACAGGAGGACGAAGAAGAATGAGCGAAGCAAGACAGATCGTCAGATCAAGAACAAAGTCATTCAGGGACTTATATGTCGCACCAGTAACACAGAACGATGCGACAGGATACAAGGCAGGCACACCAGTCAAATTAGCGCGTGCTATTTCAGGAAAAGTGTCTGACAAGTTCAGTGTTGAAAAGATTTACAGCGATGATGGAGTGGAAGACACTGTTGAAACATACGAAGGAACAGATGTGGAATTTGAAGTCAATTCCCTTGCACCGCAGGACAAATCAATGCTTTTCGGTCATCTGTACAAGAAAGGCTGGCTTGTCAAGAACAAGGACGACAAAGCACCTGAAGTCGCAGTTGGCTACAGAGCAAAGAAGCTGTGCGGAAAATATGAATTTGTGTGGCTTTATGTCGGCACATTCGGACAGGGATATGACGACAACTATCAGACGCAGGAAGACAAAGTCACAACACAGACAGCAACTTTGAAGGGCAGCTTCTATGAACGCGCTTGCGATGGGAACTTTGAAACACAGGTTGACGAAGCCAACCTTGTAACAGAGGACACAGACGCAGCAGCAGCGATCAAGAACTGGTTTGAAAAGGTACAAGAGCCAACAGAAGCAGCGTAAAAGAACAATAGGAGGGCAAACACATGAAACATGAAGTAATTATCAACAACAAAAAATATGAAATGCCGAAGATGGATGTTGACACATACATGGAATATCTTGAGATCAGGGACGACATCATGGGAACTGAAAAGAAAAGCGGACTGTATACAGCCGCACAGTTCCGAAAGATGATGGACTGCATCTGCATGGTATACGGCAACCAGTTCACTGTTGACGAGTTGAAGGACAAGGACACAGGACTGGGCGTGGCTGCAATTATCATGGAATTTGCGTCAATAGAAACATCATTAGGCGATGAGGTTAATGCAAAGGTCGAGAAGTTACAAGAAAATTTTTCAAATGGCAAATAATACCCGAACTTACACTGATCTGCAATGAAAAAGAATACATATGCGCATCAGTGTCGGTTGAAAAGTACAGAGCATACACAGAACTAATGGAAAAGAATGGCGGCGATGATGTTGCATCGGCTTTTCAGTTCAATGCGGCAATTATGAAAATGGTCTTCGGAATATCCGAAAGGGAAGTGCTGAAGGCAGATGTCGCAGAACAGCTGGCAGCAGCAAAGATGATTCATTTTGTGATGCAGGACATCATCACGCAAAAATTCCTTGAATTAAACCCGAACAGACCAGAGGAAGTCGAGAAGGAAAAGTCGGCATTCGATGAATACGATGAAGAAAACGGATACAACGAAGCTGAAAATCAGCTTGACGATGAAAACATCTGGAAAGTATGCCGCGACAATGTGGACAGGGTTGTGAAATTGTGTATAAAAGGGCTGAACGATTCACTTTCAAATGTTATGAAGTCGGATATTATGAGCCTTTTGGATCATGTGGCGTTCGAGATCAAGACCATCAACGAGAAGTGATGAAAGGAACGTGCATATATGGCGCAGGCATCAATCAAGATCGGTGCTTCAATGTCAGAATATCAGGCAGCGATGAAGGCGGCGGTCGCAAGTATGAAGCAGCTGTCGTCAGAATACAGCCTTGCTGCGGCAAATGCAAAGCTGTACGGCACGAAATCTGACGCGTTAAAGGCAAAGATCAGCGAACTTACACAGAAAATGGATGTCCAGAAGACGAAAGTCGAGGACTGCAAGTCACATTATGAAACACTTACAACCAGACTGGACAACAACAAGAAAAAAAGCGAAGAACTGAAGGCAAAAGTCGCAGAACTGTCAAAAGCATATGAAGAAAGCAAGGAAGCGACTGGCGAAAATTCAGAAGAAACAAAGAAATTAAAAACAGAACTGGACAAAGCGGAAAAGCAGCTGGCAACTACTGAAACACAGACAACGAAATACGAAGCAGCAGTGAAGAAACAGGGGGCAGCAGTCACACAGGCTGAAGCCGATCTTGCGAACATGGAAGTACAGCTTCGTGAAGTAAACGCTGAACTTTCACGACAGAAATTCGATGAATATGCAGAAAAGGCAGGAAAAGTCGGATCAGCGGTCGAAACAGCAGGGCAGCACATGATGAAAGTCACAACCGCAATCGGCGGCGTGGCTGCGGCATCGGTAACAGTTGCGGCAAACTTTGAACAGCAAATGTCTAAAGTGCAGGCAATCAGCGGAGCAACAGCGGAAGAAACTGACAAACTGACAGAATCAGCAAGGCAGTGGGGACGTGATACAAAGTATTCAGCAACCGAAGCAGGCGAAGCGTTTGAATATATGGCACTTGCTGGCTGGAAGACAGATGACATGCTGGAAGGCATCGGCGGCATCCTGAATCTTGCAGCAGCATCGGCGATGGACTTGGGAACAGCTTCAGACATCGTCACAGACTACTTGACAGCGTTCGGACTATCGGCGAAGGACGCTGGAAAATTCGCGGATGAAATGGCTTATGCAATGAGCCATTCAAACACAACAACCGAAGCACTTGGCGAAGCATACAAGAACTGCGCTGCGACAGCGGCTTCGATGGGCTATTCGGTAGAAGAAACAACAGCGGTATTGATGACAATGGCGAACGCTGGTGTGAAGGGCGGAGAAGCAGGAACAGCCCTGAACGCTATTATGACCAGACTTGCGACAGACACAAAAGGATGCGCAACGGAATTGTCGAAGTACGGCGTTGAAGTGTACGATGCGCAGGGCAACATGAACAGCTTGTCAAGTATTCTGACAGGCGTGCGCGGAGTATGGAACAACCTGACAGACGAACAGCAAGCGAACCTTGCAAAGACAATCGCAGGAACGAACCAGTTCAGTGCATTGCAGACGATCATGTCAGGACTGTCAGACGAAGCGATTGCATCGGGAATGTCATTCAGCGATTATTCTGAAGCACTTCAGAACTGCGATGGAACAGCTTCAGACATGGCGGCAACAATGCAAGACAACCTCCTGGGAAGACTGACACAGTTGAAGTCAAAGCTGGAAGATGTCGGAATCACAATCGGCAATTCGCTTATGCCATTCATGGAAAAGGCAGTGGCGAAGATCGGAGAACTTGCGGACAAGTTCGCATCATTAAGCCCACAGCAGCAGGAAACAATCTTGAAGATTGCTGGCGTTGTGGCAGCACTAGGACCATTACTGACGATCACAGGAAAAGCGATCACAGTGTCGGGGCAAATTTCAAAGGGAGTCGGAAAAGTTGTCGGAAAGCTGGCTGAAATGGGAACAACAGCAGGCGGCGCAACAGGCGGCATGTCTGTATTAAAAGGCGCACTTACAGCGATCACATCGCCAGTCGGAATTGCAATAGCAGCAATCGCAGGGATCACAGCAGTCGTTGTGACACTGTGGAAGACGAATGAAGACTTCAGAAACAAGATCACGGAAATCTGGAACAGGATCAAGTCGGTGTTCACAGAGTTTGGGCAGCACATAACTGACAAACTCAATTCGCTGGGCTTCGATTTTGAAAACTTCGGGGAAGTGGTCAAGGCAATCTGGGAAGGCTTCTGCAATGTATTAGCACCGATCATCGAAGGAGTGTTCAATAATATTGCAATCTTCATTGAAACAACGCTGAATGTAATCACAGGCGTGTTCGACTTCTTCGTGTCATTATTCACAGGCGACTGGCAGGGATGTTGGGACGCAGTGAAAAGCATATTTGAAAGCGTGTGGAATGGGCTGAAGGAATATATCGGCAACATTCTGAACACAATCAAAGGCGTTGTTGACGCATTTCTGGGCTTGTTTGGAACGTCATGGGACGAAGTGTGGAACAGTATCAAGACAACCTTTGAAAACATCTGGAATGGCATTGTATCGTTCTTTTCTGGCATACTTGACGGAATAGTGAACACAGTCACGACAGTGTGGACAGCGATCAGCACGACAATTTCAGATGTACTGACAGGCATCTGGAACACCTTCAGCAATATATTCACGACAATCAGGGACTTTGTATCAACAGTCTTTGAAGCGATCAAAAATGTGATCACAGTTGTGATCATGGCGATTGCAGAATTTTTCAGCGCAGCTTTTCAGATAATCACAGCACCATTCCGATTCATCTGGGAGAACTGCAAAGATACGATCATAACAGTATGGGATGCAATCAAAGAAAAGATAAACACAGTCATCACAGCAGTGCAGAACATCATCACGACAGTCTGGAACGCGGTCAGCAGTGTATTTTCGACAGTCTGGAATGCAATCAGTGGCGTGATCACGACAGTCTGGAACGCAATCAGTACTAGAATACAGACAACATTGCAGACGATCCAGAACATCATCACGACAGTGTGGAACGCGGTCAGCAATGTATTTTCGACAGTCTGGAATGCAATCAGCACGACAGTGTCAACAATCGTGAACAACATCAAGAACACGATCACGACAGCGTTCAATGCAGTCAAGACGACTGTCAGCAACATATTCAACAGCGTGAAGTCAACAGTGTCTTCAGTCTGGAATACAATCAGCAGCACGATCAGCAGTGTTGTGAATGGAATCAAGAACACAGTCAGCAATGTATTCAACAGTGTGAAGTCAACAGTCAGCAATGTATTCAACAGCATCAAGTCAACGGCAACATCAGTCTGGAATGCGATCAAGAATGCAATCACGACACCAATCAACGCTGCGAAGAATGCAGTGCATAATGCAATCGAAGCGATCAAGTCGAAGTTCAACTTCAGCTGGTCACTTCCGAAGCTGAAATTGCCGCACCCGAAGATCACAGGCAGCTTCAGCCTGAATCCACCTTCAGTGCCACATTTTTCGATAGATTGGTACAAGAATGGTGCGATTATGAATGATTCAATGATCTTCGGAATGAACGGAAACACGCTGCTTGCTGGTGGAGAACCAGAAACAGGCGGCGAAGCGATCCTTCCGCTGAAGCCATTCTATCAGGAATTAAACACAATGCTTGATGAAAAGCTGAAAAAGATTGAATCAGGAACAAACGTGAAAGTCGAAAACCACACATATATTGACGGCGAAGAAATTGCAAGCAAAACATACACAAAGGTGGATGAACAGCTTGTGGAAGATAAAAGGAAAGGAAGGTAAGGCAGTATGAAAGTTAATGGTATAGACGCAAGAAAATACAATGCGAAGCAGCTGACAGCCGAAGTGCTGCCGCCTTCGCTTGCTGTCGATTATGAGATCGTGACAGGCGCGATCCTTCCGACAGAATTTGAAACAGACATGGAACTGGGAAAACTGAAGCTGTGCATGTACTTCAGGGGCAAGGATAGAAACAGCCTGATCAGGAAGATGTCAGCATTTCTGGAAAACTTCACAAAGTCAAGCGTGCTGGAAGTGGATGGCTACAAAGGAAAGTTCAAGGCATACACAGCAAGCAGCGACTATTCAAAAATGAAAGTGAAAACCAGATACAAGCTGAACATCGTTCTTGAAGGCTATTTTTTTGACGATGAATTAAATCTGGAATATGACGGAATCACACAGACAACGATTGATCGACAAGGGACACGAAAAGCACCAGCGATCATTGAAGTCTATGCGAAGAAGGCGTTGAAGAATTATAAAATCAGTGGATTTGAAGACGACATCATCGTGGAACAGCTGGCAGCAGGGCAGACGATCATCATTGACGGAGAAGAAGGACGCATCACGAACAATGGCGCGGACGCATTCGGAAGTGTTGACTTGTGGAAGTTCCCAGCAATCACGCAGCAGCAAACAGCCCTGAAGTTTTCAAACGCAGATGCAGTCGTTCGGATCAGGTACAAGCCTATGTGGATATAAGGAGGAAGACGGATGCAGATTTTTAATGACAAAAAGCAGCGTGTCGGAATCCTGAAGGGCTTCAAAGATCGAAAGATCGTGAAGACGCTTAATTCTGGTGACAGGGAACTGTCTTTCAAATATCCTTCAGATGGCGAAAAGGTTGACCAACTGAAGGAAGAATATTACATCAGGACAAAAGATGATGAATATGTAATCAGGAAAAAGAAGACAGGTGTGAAGTTTAATGAGTACACAGCGCAGTTGAATGTCGAAGAACTTGAAGGGGCGGTGTTCCCTTATGGGTTTGAAAGTAAGGAACAGACGATCAGGGCGTGTCTTGAATTTGCGTTTGAAGGAACAGGCTGGAAGGTTGGCGTGTGCCAGATCACGAAAAAAAGGACGATCAACAAGGATGAAGAGACAAACGCATGGGATGTCCTTCAAGACTGCTTGTCAACATACCGCGTTGAATGCAAGATCAGAAGCCTTGAAAAGACGATTGATATATACGAACAGATCGGAGCAGACCGCGGACGATATTTCATCGAAGGACTGAACCTGAAGAAGCTGACAGTGACTTCAGACACATATGATTTTTATACACGGCTGATCCCACTTGGTAAAGATGGAATCGGAATCGAATGGCTTGGCAAGCCGTATCTTGAAAATTATCAATACAGCAGCAAGATCAAGACATATGTGTGGAGCGATGAAAGATACACAAACACAACAAGCCTGATCGAAGATGGAATCGCAAAGCTGGAAGAAATGTCGAAGCCTTATGTCGCATACAAAGCAGATGTGATTGACCTTGCAAGGCAATCAAAGAAATACAGCAGCGTATTTGATTTTGACATCGGCGACACTGTCTGGATGATCAGCAAGTCAACGAAGACAAAAGAGAAGCAGCGAATTGTGAAGCTGACGGAATATCCAGAAAGCCCACAAAGCAACACTGTCGAACTTTCAAATGCAACGAAGACTTTTGCTGAAGTACAGCAGGAAGCAACGGATCAGGCGAAGTCAGAAGCAATCAAGATCGCAAACAGCAGCGCGAAGAAAGTTCTTGAAGATGGATATTACACGAAAACAGAAGTCGAAACACACATAACAGCATCGAAGGAAGAAATCGAACTGGGCGTGTCAAAGACCTATGAAACGAAGACCATTGTTGACCAGAAGATCAAGAGTGTGAACGATCTGACCGATGAAAAACTGACGGAATACAGCACGACAGAACAGATGCAGGCTGCAATCAACCTGAAGGCAGAAGAAATTGATCTGGAAGTGTCGAAGGTGTATGAAACAAAGACCAGCGTCACTGAAAAAATTAAAAGCGTGAATGACCTGACGGACGAAAAACTGACATTGTATTCAACAACAGAGGAAATGAACGCGGCTATCAAGGTGCAGGCTGAAGCGATTGATCTTTCAGTTTCAAAGACCTATGAAACGAAGACGACAGTCACAGAGAAGATTAAGAGTGCAAACGAACTGGCACAGTCAGCAGCGGACACGGCTGAAGAAAATGCGAACGATGAAACCGATAAAAAGCTGAAAGAGTATTCAACGACAAAGGAAATGAACGCGGCTATCAAATTAAAAGCCGACAGCATCACAACTGAAGTCAACAAGAAGGTCAACAATTCGGAGTTCGGAACAAAGATCACACAGAACGCCTACAACGTGCGTGTGGCTTGGAATAATAACAGCAAATACATTCAGCTGGAATATGGTCAGCTTGCAATCTACAACGGCGATGTGACGGCAGCAGAAAAAAGAGCAGTATTTGACGAACGAGGAAATCATTTCTATCGTGATGGGTATTATGTTGGGAAAATAGGGACAAACGAATGGTCGGGGAACAACGCGCACAAAGGGCTTGTGTTCGATCTGGACTATCAAGGAAAATACATGGCATTTGCGCAGATGAAGTCACAAAACGCAGGATCATATACAACGATGCTGTGCTTCAGCCGCGCAGGAAGCATATACGATCAGTATGGCATACACTTGGGATGCGACTTTTATGGTCATTGGTTCGACATGTACAATGTCGATCTTCACGATGTCAATATAAACGGCTACGGCGTGGCAGATGGTAAAAGCATACCGATAGTGACAGAAATTCACGACAACGGAAACGGAACAGTCGGCTGGACGACATCATCAATCAGCGTCAGAGGTGGAATGATTACAGCAGTACCACAAGGGAGCACAAATATATAATGAGCAAAGAAATCATAATTGAAGAAGATACAAAGACGGAAACAAAAGAAATGATCCTTGATCTGCCTGAAGGCGAAAGAGGAATCACAGAAGAAGAAACAGAAACAAAGGAACAGCAGATCAAAAACACGATGCTTGCGCAGATGGATTCAAAGCTGGACTTGATACTTGCATATCAGGAAGCTGCGCTGGAATAACAGGAGGATGGCACATGAAACCGATCGAACAAAGAATTGCTTGCGCGAAAGGAGAAATCCTGAACGCAATGGCAACAATCAGCACAGAACACGATCTGTCAGCGACAGTCATGGAAGGCGTGCTGGCTGACATACTGTCTGAAGTGAAGTCACAATCAAAGATGGAACTGCTGAACGCATACAACAAAGAAGTGAACGATGCACAACAGGAAATCAAGCGGCTGAAGGAAGAACTTGAAAAAGCGAAGGCAGCAGCAAAGAAGACATTGAAGACCGAACCTGACACCGATCAGGAAGGAGGGGACGACAATGGCGATGCAGCTAATAACTGACATAACACTGGAACTGACAGGCGATGAACGCTTGTATATGGCATCAGCGAAGCAGGGCGACAAGCGCACACGATTCATCAGGATCGCGCTAACAAACAATGGCAAGGTGTTCACAATCCCGACAGGGTACATCGTAATTGCGAACATCAAAAAGCCAGACAAACACTTTTGTTATAACGAATGCACAGTGACCGACAACAAAGTCATGGTCGAACTGACAAATCAGGCACTTGCGGCAGCAGGAACAGCACACTGCGACATTGAGATCAGGGACGCACAAAACGTGTATGTGTTATCTTCACAGGCGTTCACGATTGAGATTGAAGAAACGAACAGAAATGACGCTGCGATTGAAAGCTGCAACGAGATCACAGCACTGGAAAAGAAAGTGCAGCAGTACATCGACAACATCGTTTCAACAAAGAATGACATCTTGTCAGTTGAAGCAGCGATGAAGGTTGCTGAAGCTGCCAGAGCATCGGCAGAGGTTGACAGGATCAATGCTGAAGCACGAAGGAAGAAAAGCGAACAGGAAAGGGAAACTGCTGAAACAGCAAGACAACAGCAGCTTCAGATCATGCAGGAAGCGACAGGAGCAGCAAACAGCGCAGCTTCTTCAGCAAATACGGCAGCAAGCGCAGCAAATACAGCGGCGGCACGCGCTGAAGCGACATACAAGTCACAGGAAGAATTGCAGAAGATGTATGAAAAGATGCTGGACATCAAGGGAGCAGTCGGAAGCACGATCAACGGCGGCACAGCGTTCAGCATTGATCCGATGACTTGTGATGGCGGCACAGCATTCACAACAGAAGAATGCGAAGCAGATGCAGGCACAGTGTAGGAAGGAGGAAACACGATGGCAACATGGACAGTCAGACCGAAAAAAGACACGACAGCGAACTGGAAGGCTTCAGGGCGAATCCTTGAAGCGAATGAATGGGGCGTTGAAGAAACCACATCGGGCAAGTACATATTGAGGATCGGAAACGGAAAAGACAAGTTTCTTGATCTTCAACCAGTTGTTGACACAGAAAACCTTGCAAAGATTTATTCGGAGATCAGAAACTTCAACGCAAACATGCAGCAGGCGACATCAGCCGCGAATGCAGCAGCACAGTCGGCACAGCAGCAGGCAGCGGCAGCACAGGCAGGCGCGGCAGCTTGCAAGGACATCCAGAAGGGAATCAATTCAATGTCGGATTCTGCAACAGGGAAGAAGTACACGATCGGCGTTGAAGCAGGGCTTGTGTACTTGGAAGAAACAACATAACAGGAGGAAAAAGAAATGGCAAGGCTATATGTAGCAGACAAAGAAACGCTTGACGCTGTGAAGGCTGACACAACAGGAATACTGGCACAGCTTCAGGATAAAGATGGAAAATTCAGCAATGTCAAGCGATATGGAATCAAGATCAACAAGGCTGACAGCAATCCTGACACACGCATCACATATCTGTATGATGCAGCAGGATTCACACCAGCAAAGATGAACTTCACAGACGGATCATTCGACTTCGGTTCATGGGGCGAAGTGTTCTTCGTTAAGCAGAACAGACCAGTCATGCTGAAGGCAGACAGAACAGTTGCGTATGAGTTAAACCACACAGACCATTCAAAGAAGCTGGACGGAACTGCATCAGATGTCGGGGACGCATCAACGACACTGAATGCGATGTCTGAATTTCCTTTGATGTGGCTGTGCCAGTATGAAGTCGGAAATTATGAATATATTATCGTATCTGACACAAGAGTTGATGAAAGCTATCACGCGGACGCATTCATGCGCGAAGACGGAACAATCGCAGATCATATGTACATGCCTATGTACGGCGGCAGCTATGACGGCGCGAAACTTCGCAGCCTGTCAGGAAAGAAGCTGGACTGCAACACGAACGCGCAGACAGAGATCAACAGGGCAGCAGCGAACGGAACAGGCTGGACAATCATTTCATGGAGCAGAAGAAACCTGATTGAAAGCCTTCTGACATTGATCAGTAAATCTGAAAACTTTCAGGCGAAGTTCGGTCAGGGCGTATGCAGCACATATGTCGAAGACTCATCGAAAGACTATGGAAAAGTTGCAACAGGAACGCTGGACGCAAAAGGGCAGTTCTTCGGGTACAATGACGGATCGCATGAAGTGAAAGCGTTCTACTGCGAAAAGCTGTGGGGCAACCGCTGGGACAGACTTGTGGGCTATCTGTGCGACAACGGAACGATCAAAGTGAAGATGTCGCCGCCATACAACCTGACAGGAAAAGACTTCACGAAGGTCGGCACAGCGTGCAAAGATGGCGGCTATCAGAAAGACACATTGATGACAAGATTCGGACGATTTGTCAAATCGGTCGGCGGCAGTTCTTCGACATATCGCTGCTGCTATTACTGGATCAACATGGCGATCCTTGCGGTCGCGCGTGTCGGTGGTAGCACCAACTACGGCGCGTACTGCGGCGCGTTTGTGAATTTGTACGGCACTGCTTCGGGCGCGGATTGGGGCATCGGCGGCTCTCCTTCTTGCGAAGAACCTTTGGCGGCATAAGCCGCACAGGGGGACAGGGGGGAGCAATCCCCCCTTGAAGTGTGAGTATAAAGAAAATTGAAAATATAGGGATATTGTGTGCGCCTTCCGATGCTTCTGCCTTGCGGTCGCGCTTGTCGGTGGTAACACCAACAACGGCGCGAACTGCGGCGCGTATGTGAATTTGAACAACACTGCTTCGAATGCGAATTGGAACATCGGCGGCTCTCACTCTTAACAATCATGGGACAACAACCTAATGCACACGATATTCCGCGCCACTTGGCGAAAGTTAAACCGAAGAAAGGGTTGTGCTAGTAGGGCAAAAGCCGCGAACGTGCAACAGGTGTTAAGAAGGAAACCTTTTGAATGAAGACATATAAACACATTTTTGATGAAATGCTGAAAGAAGAAAACATCAGACAATGTTTTCACGATGCAGCAAAGCGCAAGACAACGCGTCCCGAAGTTGCCAGAGTGCTGAAGGAAGAAAGGGAAGTCGGCAATGACAGACCTGATCCACAATGTCTTCAGGAACATGTGAAAGCACTTCAGAAGATACTTGAAGAAGAAACATTCAAACCGCCAGAGCATAGAAAACAACTGATCAACGAATACAGCTGCGGAAAAGTCAGGGAGATCATAAAACCTGAATATCAATATGAACAGGTTGTGCATCACTGCATCATCAAACAGCTTCAGCCGATCATCCTTCATGGACTTTATGAACACGCGCTGGGAAGCATACCGAAAAGAGGTTGCCGTGGTCATGGTTCGTCGCTATACCCGACCGATTGAAAAACTGGGGTCAGCCGTTGAG